CGTCCAGGCGAGGGCGCCCCAGTCGATCGAGCCGAGGGCGTTCGCGATCGTCGAGCCGATGCCGGAGAAGAACGCGACGATGTTCCCGGCGGCGTCGTTCATCACGCCCTCGAGGGTCTTCGTCCCGTTGACGAGGCCCATTATCGCGTCGATCGTCCAGACGACGATATCGGAGAGCAGCTTCAGCCCCTTGATGATCGCCATGATCTGCAGGACGAGCGGCGCCGCAGCGACGGCCAGGAGGATCTTCCCCAGCTCGACGAGGATGCCGATGAGGGGGTCGATCGTCGGCTTCAGGAAGTCGATGACGGCGCCGATCCGGTCCATGAGGACGGCGAGGTCGCTCCCGACGCCGAGGATGTCCTTCTCGATGACCTCCTTCATCACGAAGAACGCGGCGACCAGGACGCCGACCGCAGCGACGATCGCGAGCGCCGGCGCGGCGATCGCCGCGAGTGGTGCGAGCAGCGCGGAGAGCGCGCCCGTCAGCGTGGTCGCACTCGCGGCGCCGGCGAGGAACGACCCAGAGACGACCTTCAGGACTGCCGGCAGGACCGCGGCCTGGACGTACGCAGCACCGAACACGGCGGTCGCGGCCGCCGCTGCGCCCGTGAGCGCGACCAGCGCAGCTCCGAGCCGAGCAAGCGTCTCGTTCTCGGAGATTGGATCAGCGACGGACCGGAGTGCACCGACAAGCGCAGTGATCGCCGGCTTCGTGCCCACAAAGATCTCGTACCCGATGACCTGAAGCGTCGAGCGGAGTTGCTGGACCTGGCCCGAGAGCGTCTGTGTCTGCTTCTCGGCCAGCTCCGCAGCGGTCGTCACACCTCCGATTCCCTCTGCGATGTTTTTGACCGGCTGATTCGTGTCCGCGATGTCACTGGCGAGTGCTTGCGCGGCCTGATCAGTCAGCCCCAGACCGACCTGGAGACGTGACGCGATCTCGGCAGTAGACTCACCCTCGTTTGAGAGTTTGCGGAGGTTCGTGATCAACTCCTTCGTCCCCGTCTGTTCCGAGACGTCCATCCCGAGCGCCTGCGACACTCCCGAGAGCTCTTGATCGTTCAACTCTGCGAGGTCGCCGATGGCACCCTGTATCTCGGCGCGGAGATTGTCTTCCAGCTTCTGCTGTAACTTGTCCGTGTCCTCGATCAACGGCAGCAGTGCCCGCGCACCCTCACGCCCGACGAGCTGCTGAGCGAGAGCAATTCGCTCGGCCTGCGAACCGACGTCGTCCATCTCGGACGAGAGGGTGCCCAGGATGTCGGTCATACTCTTCAGATCGCCTGACGAGTCGGTGAACGACTGAGTCGAGAGGCCGAGTTCCTCTAGGGCCTTCTGGGTTTCACTACTGTTCCCGGTCAGGCGCGAGAGGACGGCGTTCAGCGACGTCCCGGCCTTCGAGGCTTCGAGGCCGGAGTCCGCCAGTGTCCCGATGGCAGCCACAGTCTCGGCAGCCGAGATGCCCGCGGAACTCGCGGTCGCCTGGACCTCGGTCAGCGCTTGTGAGAGGGACTGGATGTTCGTCGCGCTTGATGCGAAGGTCGCACCCATCGCCCCCACGATGGCGTTGGCCTGCTCGGCCTCCATGTTGAATGCGTTGAGGGACTGCGCCACGGTCTTCGCCGACTGCGAGGCGTTCATCCCCGAGGCGACGGCGAGTTCAGACGTCGCCGCCAGGGCGTCCATCGACTCCGAAGCGTCGAGGCCAGCGAACGAGAGGGCCTTCATCGCCTGCGCGCCCTGAGACATCGTGACTGGGAGCTCGACGCCGATGCGCTTCACGGAGTCTCGCATATCCTCCATCTGCTCCGTGGTCGCGCCCGACGTCGTCTGGATCGTCTGGAACTCGCGATCCAGCTGTCCGAACCGGCCCGCGAGCAGCGCGATTGATCCACCGAGAGCTACGGTCGCGGTCCCCAACGCCATGAAGCCCATTTTAGCCCCACGGGCGCGGCGCTCCGCACGGCCCATCGACTCGGCGGCGTCGTCACCGGCGCTCTCGGCACTGCGGAGGTCTCCGGACGCCCGATCGGATGCTGTCAGTACTGTTGCTATCCGTCGGACGTTGCCGCTAAAACCTACCATGTTAATTCACCGATAAGACGTTGTCATGCTTCGAGACGCCCTTCGTGACGCTCTTTCCGGTTGAACCGAACGAGGAGGGGATGTCGCCCGGGACGTCGCCGGCGTCGACGTCGAGTCCCTCGAAGCCGCCGAGCCCGCCGGCGCCGAGCTCGGACTGGTCCGGCTCGATCGCGTCGTAGGCCTCGGCGTACCAGAGCCGCTTCGTCCAGGGCCACTCCGCGACTTCCTGAAGAGGGATGCCGGACTCCTGATGGATCCGCGTGGTTACTCGGCCTGCGGGGGAGCTTCCCCACCTTCGGGAAAATCCATCATCTGGTCGATGCCGGCCCACTCGGCGATCCGCATCGTCAGGCCGATGCGCTCGCCGGACTTCATCTGCCGCCAGCGCTCCGGCGTGATCTCCGGCGAGACGACCGCGCTATCGCAGAGCGCGAACATCCGGTCGGAGCCGTCCATCTGGCCGGCCTCGCCTTCGCCGGTCGCGGCGCCGACGATGAGGTTGAGGATCTCGTCGTCCTCTGGGTCCTGGACCTCAAAGACCATCCCGCCGAACTTGATGTAGCCCGTGTCGTCGCCACCGAGCGACCACTCCTGGTTCTCGAGGTCCTCGGGGTCGATCTCCTCGGGGTCGACCTGCGTCAGGTCGACTGGCTCCTCGTCGACGTCCTGGAGTTCAGTTTCTGCGTTGGTACTGTCAGCGTCCGGCTGGTCGTCACCGGACTCGGGAGAATCAGAGCTCATGATCTACTAAGTCGGCTTACTCGTCGTACTCGTGCTCGACGCGGTCGAACTGCAGCGAGCCCTCGTACATCGGCATCGAGTCGTTCTCGTAGTCGTCCGCGGGCCCGAAGCCGAGGAACTTCCCGTCGAGGAAGTTCGACTCGACGCGGGGCTCTGCGTCCGCGTACTGCACTGCGAGGGAGACGGTCTCCGCGTTCTTGTACGCCCGCTCGAGGCGGGGGATCGATTGCGAGACGGCCTTCACCGCGACGGTCGCCTCGACCTCCTCGTCGACGATGACCCAGATGTTGCCGTCGTCGCCCATCGTCCGGTTGTGTTCGTGGTCGGCCGAGTCGTCCCAGCCGACCGAGTCGAGGTCGGCGACGCGCTCGCCGTCGATGAAGACGGAGATCTGGTCAACGTCGAAGTCTCTGGTTTGTGGCATGTGTTAGATCACTCCAGTTACACCGTGACGGTCATCTCGAGACCGAACTCGTGGACGTTCCCGGAGAGGGTCCCCTCGATGGAGATCCCGCTCCAGACGCGGTTCGCCTTCTCGTCGTCGGTCAGCTGGTCGATCGACGGCACGTTCACCGAGACCTCGGCGAACGGGTCGTCGGCGCCGCCGACGTCGCCGGCGAAGGCCGACTTGATCGTCGACGAGATCATCGTCCGACCGTCCTGTGTGAACGGGACGCGATCCTCGCGCAGCCGCAGCGAGGTCAGCGCGTTCTCGACTATCTCTGCCGCGTACGACTCGGTCATCGAGACGTCGAAGTACTGGTAGTTGCTCGAGGCGCCCGCCGTCGACACCGAGTTCGAGAGGACGGTCGTCCCGCCCACGTTGATGACGACGTTCACCGGCCCGTCGCCGTTTACGTCGCCGCCCTCGAACGTCTCCGCCGTCGACGGGTCGCCGACGACTGCGTCCTCGAAGTAGTCGTTCGCGAAGCCGTAGCCGTCACCGTCGAAGAACGGGTCAAACCACGGGTCGTTCGTCGCGAGCTGGCCGAGGACCTCGCCGCCGGGGTCGCCGCTCGACTCCATCGCGATGAACGGGAGGACATCGCCGCTCGAGACGTAGCCCGCGGTCTCGTGGGCCGCGGTCATCGCGGCGTCGGTGTCGGCGAAGGTCGTCCCGTCCTTGATGGGGAGGACGACGCCGGCGCGGTTGCCGCCGGCCCAGGTGACGAGCTCGTCGTACGTCCCGATGTGCTCGCGGCCGGCCTGCGTGTTCGCTCGGTGGAGCCGGTCGGCGCCGAGCTCGCCGAGGCGATCGAGGCGGGTCCAGTCCGCGTGGTAGTACGTGATGTCCGCGCTCGTTCCGTCGTCGGTCGTGACCTCACCGGTGTCGGTGTTGATCGCGACCTCGCCGTTGTCCGGTGCCGCCGGGGGCGACTCGGTGGAGAAGACGACGTCCCGAGCCGCGGCGGTCGGGACGGGGTCTCCGAGGACCGGCGTTGTCGAGACGGCGTTCCCGTCGTCGATGGTCTCGGTCTCCTCGACTGCCTCCAGGACGACGACCATCCACTCTTCGACGCCCCGGCCCTCGAGTTCTTTCGAGGACTCGTGGACGTCCGAGCCGTCGCCGTAGTCGTTCGCTACTTCAGCGGCACTCCCGTACCGGTTGACCTCGCCGAAGGCCGCGTTCGGCGGCGCCGCGGTCGCCGTCCCGATGACGGCGACGTCGGTGAAGGTCGGCTGGGGGAGAGCCGCGATCTCTGCCGTAAGGTCGATGTCGACCACTGAAACTGGCATTGTGCGTGTTCTCTGTCGTGTTCTGTCGCGTTTCGGTTAGCTGACTATTCCATGTCGACGGCGTACTCGGCATCCTCGACGGTCTCGTGGACCGTCTCGTGCTCGTCGACGTACGAGACCTGGACCGACCACTCGAGGCGGTAGGTCCCTGCAACGCGGCCGGGCGTCGGCGGGTTCAGCGGCTCGATGAGCAGCGGCCGCTCGCCGTTCGCGCCCACCGAGTCGAGGTCCATCTCGAAGACGATGTACCGCCAGATCGCCCGCGCGAGCTGCTTCCCGCGGACGTCCGGCGGGACGCCGTTCGCGTCGTGACTCGCGTCGACGGCGACCGTGATCGAGAGCTCATCGTCGAGGGAGCGCTCCTCGACCTCTGCGAACTCGGCCGCGTCGCCGCGGTCGTCGATCCGCGAGACGCCGCCGAGCGGTCGGCGCTCTTCATCCTCGGCGCCCTGCGAGTCCCAGCCGAAGACGATCGCCGGGTACTCCGGCGCCGCATCGACGCGGTCCCCAGCGTGATCGGGCCCGGACCAGTACGGCGTCAGCTCGTACTGGTAGTCGGCGCCCTCGTAGGTGAGCGTCTGGACGAACGGGAGGTCCGCCTCGATGCGGTCCTCCTCGGCGGTCGTGAGCATCGTCGGTCAGAGCTCCGCGCCTTCGAGGCGCACGTCGATCTCGTTCCCGACCGTGTCGGGAGCCTTCTGGTAGGCGAGGCGAGCAGCGGGCCCGAAGATCGGCCGGGCGGGGATCCCCGCCTCGGGAGCGCCGAGCTCGTGGACCTCGCCGTACTTCTTCGTCGTCCCGATGACCGCGTAGAGCTCCGCCGTGTTCACCTCGGACGTCGAGGCGATGTCGCCGCGGAGCTCACCGGTGTCGACGAGCGGCGCCGTCGACGACGTCCGGACCTTCCGGGACTGGAGCGTCGACGCCTTGATGGGCTCCCACGAGTTCCCGAGCGCGTCCTTCCCGCGGGCCATGTTCCGCAGGAGCGTTTTCAGGACGGTCGAGTGAAGCTCGACGAGCCCGGTCTCGAGACCGGAGTCGAAGGCGTCCCGGACCTCGTCGAAGTTGTTCTCGTCGCGGACCATCGCTACTCAGCCTCCAGGAGGTCGCCCTCGTCGAGCGCCTGCTCGATCCGCGTCGACCGCCGGACCGTCTCCGGCTCGGACGCATCGTCGAACCAGACGCCAGCGACGTACTGCCGGCCGTCGGCCGGGACGACGTCGACGAGCTCACGCTCGAGCGGCTCGATGACCGTCTTCCGGTCCTTGTGCTCGCGCTCGTACTCGACGAACGCGGCGAGTCGCTCGCCGTCGAAGTCGGCGACGGCGTCGAGCGTTTCGTCTCGGTTTAGGTCCTGGTAGTTCTCGATCATGACAGGTCTACCTCCTCATCGAGTTCGCACTCGAGGACGGCGAAGCCGTGATTCTGGGAGCGGTCGGCGTCGATCACGCGGTAGGCCTTCCCGTCCTGGACGATGACCGACGCGCCCTCGCCCCCGCCATCGCGGAGGCCTTCGTCGACGAGGTCGGCGTCGACGAGGTACACCTGGTCGGCATCGACCTCGACGCCGAAGGTGCCGTAGGAGACCGACTTCCCGCCGGGGTCGGCGATCGCGTCGATCGTCTGCGGCGAGGCGTCCGTCTGGCTCCAGGGCTGGCCCCGGGAGTCGGCCGCCTCCGCCTGCTCGAAGTTGTAGAGCTCGACGTCGACGCCGGCGCGGCGGAGCGCCCGGCGAGCAGCGAACCGGCTCATGCTGTCACCGACCAGAAGTCACTGCCGTCGGGCCCGAGCGTGTCCGAGGTGTCGTACTCGATCACCTGCTGCCCGTGGGTCGTCGCCTTCAGTCCCTCCGCCGAGAGCGCGCCGGCGTAGTCGAACGAGACCGGGCCGATGTCTTCTGACTCGACCTGGCGCTCCTCGTCGACGAGGAACTTGATGAAGTGGCGGGTCAGCTCCCGCTCGATCTTCGCGAGCCGGCGCTCCGAGAGCCCGCGGCCCTTGAGGCGATCGTCGACCTCCATGTTCGCGTCGTCCATGTACTCGCGAACCTCGGATTCGGTGAGGTCCGTCTGGAACCCGCCACCGGTGACGTCCTCGTAGGACGTCCGTCCGCGAGTCGGCGTCGGCGAGTTCAGCCATGCGTTACTCCTCGCGCCGCTCGTCGATCGCCGAGAAGACGCCCTTCCGGCCTTCGCCGTCCTCCTCGAGGGCTTCGAGCTCGTCGAGGACGGTGTCGTACTCGCCGGTCTCCAGGGCGTCCTCGACCTCGCCGATCGTGCCGTCGAGGAGCTCCGCCAGCTCGTCCTCGTCGACGTCGGTGCCGTCGTCCTGGGACTCGGCGCTTTGTTCTTCGTCGGACGTTTCCTCGGGGCGCTCCCACGCGTCGGAGCGGTGGTCGAGGTACTCGTCGACCGCCTCCTCGGGGACGTCGTAGACGCCGGGGCCGCGAGCTCGGAAGTTCCTCGCGCCGTCGTGGAACGTCGAGTTGCGGGTCCATCTGAGTTCAGTCATCGGTCACCTCAGATATCCCGGATGACGACCCACTGCTCGGGGAGCATCAGGTGGAAGCCGATATCCTGGAAGCCCTTCAGCCAGGTGACGGCCGGGTCGTTCCCGATCCACGTCTGGGTCCCGAAGCCGCGGTTCTCGTCGATGGCGAAGCCGCCGTCCGTCGACGGGGCGTCGGGCTCGTCGAACTCGCCCATG